TCCCCCCGCGCTAGATTTTCCCGCAGAAAAACCCGAACATTACTTATCCTCAACTATATCTAGCTCTTCATGCTCGATTTGCACTACATCTGGTGTTACATTCTTCATGCGCGACTCAGCCAAACGCTTATATTCGGCCAGTTTCTTCGCAATATCCTCCTTAGTTGCTGCGGTGATGTCCTCCTTGATAACGTGCTGTTTGTTAATAAGTAGCCCCGATGCCTTCAATCTCAGCTCTTCAGCTCTAATAGCTTCACTGAACTTACCCATTTCCCAAGCCTGATCTCGTAGCTTCTTCAGATCCCGAACAGACTTGTCTACGCTGACCCCGAACTTGGCCTGTGCTTCGAGTCTCATCTCCTGCAATCGTTCTGCTACGACTGGGTTACGCAACAGCCTTACAGCAGACACTGACGGGTTCTTATACCCTGCCTGTCTAGCCGCTTCTGTCTGCGTCATATCCCGATGCAAATAGAAGTCCAGAAACTTTTGCTGCACTGGTTTTAATCTACGCTGTCCTGCGTGTCTTTGATCCTCTGANAGATCNTCACCGACCTTTGGCATACTGCTCTCTCCTGCTTCGGTATAGGTATAGGTTACATATACCTATACCTATATTTATATAGGGAACCTTATGTAACCATGTAACCACGTTTGTTTTCAACAACTTACAACCCACAATTAACTTCCGATGTCACAAATGTAACCACATGTAACTAAACCGATTTACCCAATAATTACAATAACTTCCTACTTACATGCGATTTTAGTTACATGCCGTAACCATGTAACCATGTAACTAAATATTAACCGATATCAAGTTAACTGACATCTTTGCCGTGACTCTCCAGTACATGGATTATCATGGCTATTCTTTCCATCATCGTATGCTCTGTAGTTACATTATCAATGACAGAGGAACTCTTATATTCCTGCGGCAAGCACTCAATCTGGTGCTTTAGATCATACGCAATCATCAACTCTTCATTCATTGTCTTTACTCATAATGCTTTTAGCCATAGTCCTTTCGACTCCTGACAGATTCTTTTTACGAACAATTCTACCCATAGAATCATATTCCGGGTTGATCTCCAGAATCATCAAATCACGTTTTAACTGCTCCATCGTTGGAATCCTTGGAATGCTGACAACCTTTTCTTCTTTCATCTGTCCATACCTCCTAGCAAGTGACAAATAACATCCACGGTAAATCCATTACCGAGCATTCTGTAACGCTGTGTATCAGATACATGTGCTGTGTAATTATCTGGTACGGTCTGCAACCTCTCACACTCTACTGGTGTAAGCTTGCGCCATTTTAAATCATCAACATCAACAAGAAGATTGTTATGCTCCCATGATGAACTTGTCATTGACGGAACCTTGCCATCCTCTGCCCTGATTCCACCTTTATTAGCACCTCGAGCGATCTGTAGTATCTTCGGCTCAAGATTGCCACCAGAAGCCGCAGCAAGCGTTGGTGCTTTGCCATCTGGGTGATATACGCGCCTATTATAATCATGCCCCTTCAAATCAGCATGACCAGCCAGCATTGTTCCTTCTGCCTCTTCTTCTTCGGCAAAATCAAATACCAACTGCCGCCTGTGCTTTTCAAAGTACGACTTCAGATTACCGCCCTTGAAGTAATTAGCGTCCACACAATGCGCCTTATCGCGGTCTGTAAACCCATCTTCAAGCACATCCCTAAGATATATACGCTTGTTTTCCGGCAACGACCTGACTGGAATGTTCGTCCAATACAGCCTGCGCCTGTTCTGTGCGCTAACGATATTGGAGTTAATGTCTACGGGCCTACACCCTAATTGTTCGTTTATTACGTCTTGGAACTCCTGCTTCATATTTACGTTTTCCAACAGAAAATACTTCGGCTTGCACTCTTTTAGAACACGAACAAATTCAAAAAACAATTTGCTGCGCGGATCATCAAACGCCAACTGACCACCTGCAAATGAAAAACCCTGACATGGCGAACCGCCGATCAAAAGATCAATCGGCTCACCGTCAAATATCTCAGGCCATATTACGTTACGAACATTGCCTACATGTATTGTGTCGGGAAAATTAGCTTTGGCAACCGTGATTGCATACTTGTCAATCTCGCTGGCAAAGTATCGTTTAGGAACAATACCCATCCTCTGCAAAGCTATACGAGCGCAAGACATGCCATCAAACAAACTGACGACATTACCAAAATTATGCTCCATTTTATTTGCCCTTATAAGCAGTAGTGTGAATAAAAGGGGTTTGCCTTTTAGGAATAAAATTGCCAGAGTGGAACTCTGAGCGTAAGAAATAATCTTTTGTCAAATTACATTGCCAATATAAATCTGTTCTGTATTTACTTTGCCGCCCATTAAACATGTCGCTATATTCTTTGGCTGTTATTCTTCGTTTTAATTTCATCAATGTACACCCTTGCTTTTAAGATGTGACTCCAGTGCATTGGCACTGTCTTTATTTCTCTTACGGCCACGAACAACTCTGCCATTAGTCGATTCATGCAACTTTGAAGCAAAAGTATTCACCCGATACCTTGGCTCTTGCCAAATCATACCCTCACGGCAAAACTGCTCTTGAACAGCCTCAATGCTCTCTTGAACTTCCTGCTCAAGAATATCAATGTCACACGAGCCGCCCCAAACTGGCGTAAAAACAAAGCCAGCCTCTTGAACGAGCCTAACGCGCTCTGGTTCAATTACATTAAAATAGAACCAACCCCACTTACGTCTCATGCCATCAGCACTCATAACGCCCTCGTAATATCATCTTCATCAGTTTCGTAATAAACCACCTGATACAATTTGTAATTGTGATTGTGCGCTGGCTCATTATCCAATACGCCCTCACCACTTTTACGATTGCCTTTGGTAATCCTGATCCACATCTTTTCCATGATCTTCCTGCCATCTTCTAATTCGACTGGTGGGAAGTATGCGTACACATGTGTTTTGGGAACAGCAGGATTATTCTTGATCTTTCTGTAAGCCTCTAGCCCATGATCCTCGCATGTATAAATAATGTTACCTTCTTCACTCATCTTCCTCGCCCTCCTTAGGCAAGCCAACTGCATCCGCCAGCTTATCAAGAGTCTCCTGACCAGATGATGACATCCTGTCATAATCCCAATACATGAGATCAACCAATTCCTTTACCTTTTCCATGTTATTCATCATCTGCACTCCCTGTGATATCGCGTTCCATGCGATCAGTGATTGCTGTAAGCAACAATGTCGTTGCATGTTGCGTATTCGGTGCAGTGTCATAAGACAACTCAACCACAAACCTTGACATTACGTTAGCCAAATCAAAAGTCGTTACGCCAGACTTAGCCATGCCCTCTGTAAAATCGAGTAACTGATCAAAAATTTTTTCGTAAGTTAAAGCCATTTTGCCCTCCTAGCTTTCTGTTAGTAACTTACATATAAGCAATCATTGCTACCTTGTCAATACAAATAAATAAATTCTTAACATTTTTATGTAAAAATGATAGTAATTGATAACCACATTGTAAAGAGGCAAAAATGAATAGGGCAGAGATTTTAGATGATGCAAAACAGAAAGTGACTGTTGACCGAGCGGCTGATCATGGTGATATGGAAGATAACTTTTCCACGATTGCTGCGTACTGGACAACGCATCTTGGAACACAAGTATCGGCTCATGATGTAGCCGTCATGATGACACTGCTCAAACTTGCTAGGATCAAATCAAACAAAAGCCACGCCGACAATTGGGCTGACGGCTGTGGCTATCTTGCTTGTGGTGGTGAGTTAACTACGGAATAAACCGTCCATCACGCTTCTGACTTCGGTGTGCAACTCTGACACTCTACGCTTATTCTCATCTACCATGTCTATACATTGATGAAGAGCATCTGCGTGTTCATCAAAAGCCCATGTGAGATCTTGATATAGTTGTTTCAAAGCATCATCATGGATTTTCTTATTGGCAACGAGTCCATCAAGGATTTTGTCACGGACAATATCAATGTCAGTGAGATAAAACTGATTACCTGTAAATCTGTGGTAAGCTTGTTTATATGTCTCATCATCTGTCTCTAATTGATGTGGCATTACTCGTGCCTGATACGCGGCTTCTTTAATGAACTTCCTAACCTCATATCCATCTTCCATAAGAGGAACACCCTCTACTTCTGGATACTGTGGCATACGAATCATTGTGTCTTTTTTTATTACTTCAAGCATTGTTGCGTCTTTCTGGCCTGTGGCCTTTGTTATTGATTATTTAACAATATCACAACAATTTTTATTATTGACGTTTCGGGACTAAAAAAAATTATTTTTTATGATTGAAGCACTGCCATGTTGCCCCATGATCACTGCTATACCAGGCTTGCTGCGATCCACAATACGAACAAATGTGCGTAACAGGACCCGCAGCCGCTTCCTTTGGCTGCTCTTTTTCTGCCAGCTCTTTTAGTTTTTTCTTGCGTAACGGATCAACATAGTCACCGAACAAATCACTTATGTTCTTTGTCATCCGCTCTCTCGCCCTGACAACAATCTACGATAACCATCTTACACACCGAACATTGTATATGCCCATGCACCTCAACTGGTGGTATAACCGTATGACACCTCGGGCATAGTCCATCAGCCACCAAACGAGCTATGCTGCCATCGCCCTGACTAATCATTAAAACAAACTCAATTGTTCTGGTTCACGCATAATCACATCAATGTCCTTGTGCATGATCTCTGTAAATTCAATGTCACAAAAATTACCACAATCAGCCATGACAAACTTTTGTTCTACTCCCTCAGACGGGTGCAACTCATCTAAATATACGCCACGAATGCAGGAGTTGCCAACCTCCCGTTCCGCTGCGGCCATGCGATCAAATTGTTCGGGAAAGTCTTTACGGATCTTGTTCCAGTATCCTTTGCCTCCCTTAACACACCCGATGCAATTATTATTGCCATAGCCTAAAGTGTACATAGTAGGCCGCTTGATTCCAGCTTGCTCTAAGTAAAACAAACACTCTGGCTTAGTTAGTTTTTTTTCAATCAACGGGAAAATCGGCTTGGCATCAGGGTATTGCTCTTTGAATCTGATAGCTCTGTTGACCTCCTTCTTCGAGTATTCAAACCCGAACACTTGTGCGTCATAGTCCATCTCTTTTTCCAAGCGCTGCCGAACACGTTTCTTTAGCACCAGAGTACACCGCGCACCCCCTGGACCATTGACATACTTATCTTTGGTAATGACTTCAAACTGATTGTTATGCTTGTGAGACTTGGTGATCATAATGTCACGACCATACCACTCCTCACACTCACGGATAAATCGCTCATTGTCAGAATGCGCCGAGTCTATATGAAAATATATTGGCAGCACGTTTTCTTTGCCGTGCTTATCTATCGCCAGCTTTGTTGCTACCGCACTGGTAACGCCAGCCGACCACCAAGATATAATCATCACACATTGTCCCTAGCTGTAGTGGGTTCATACTCACCCCTAGACATATCGCCGTCTACTGCGCCTAACCATATCTTGCCACCTGCTGCGGACAACTGAAACTTGTTAATGCGTCCTGCGGCTTGCAAATCACGAACATATTGCTCCAGCACACGCTTGCTNAAACCTTGCAGTGACTCAGGNGCATCAGCGTCCTCAGANCNTTTATAAACAGAGTTATTACCACTCATATGCGTTAGAGCCACACCATTACGCTCGGACTCTACGATCCAATCAAACATGGCCTCCATCTTGATCTCTCTTGCACTGCCACGCTCTAACGCTTCAATGGCATCAGTCTGATCTTCCAACAGGCCCGTCATCGAGTCCCGGATGAAATGCCGAACAATTCTACTTGCTGGGCCATTTGATTTAACAACAGCGCCATCAAAGCATGTATTACGCTGATACGGAACTCCTAGCTTTTCACATGTTTTCTGACCCCGAGCTGTATCCACTTGCCATAGCGCAAAAGCAGACCTGACACCATCAACCAAAGCTGTAGTACCCCGAATCAGGTTACGAGCCTGTTCTGGTGTTTTGACAACTGTGTCGTCCTTTATCTTTGTCATGTGGTGGCAGACCAGCACCGATGCTCCTGTTTCTGTTGCAGTCTTGGCAAGCAAACCAGTAAGCGCAGCACCAGCCGCAGGATCAGCATTGACATCAGCGTGTACGAATGATGCCAGCGGATCAAAGATGATTAACTTCAAATCGTGCATTTGTAACATTTGTTCGTAAATGCGATCAAACACCTCGCTCGTTCTGAACTCACCACTTGACTCTGTTAGAACTGGAAACACACCGCCCACGTTAGGTAACGGCACAATCCGAATCTGATACTTGTAATCAAACCTAGCCCCGAGCGGATCAAGTCTGTCAATCCGCCTGTGCATTTCTGCTTCATCATCCTCTGCCGTGAAAATGACTACGTTACCGAACTCCTGAACTATGCCACCAAAAGCATGAGACATAGGCGCACCAGAGGCAATCTTCATACCCATATCAAGCGTCATAAGCCCTTTACCAGCATCCCCTGCTGCGGCAAACAAGATTGGAACCCCAAGCGGAAACGTGCCATCAATCAGGAACTTTTGTTCGGGTGCTGGTCCAGTGAACCTATCAATAAGCAAACTATCATCAAGTAAATTAATGTTACTTTTTGTAACATTTGATTTTGCATGAACAAAATCAGAGATGTTAAAGCCCTCTGACAAAGCGTCAGCAGCATCCCATTGGTCGGGCTTGCCTTGTGGTGGAGTCAGCATTGTTACCGACTTTGCACCAGCAGACAAAGCCAAATCCTGTATAAGATCGGCAAGCTTCTTGCCAGCAGTATCGTTATCAGGCCATATGATCAGCTCTTTGCCGTGCAGTGGAGAGAAGTCATATTGTGGCGCAGTCTTTTTCGTTAATGCACCAGCCCCACCGATTGTGCATGTTGCTGTATAACCAGCATGATTAAGCGCATCAGCACACTTCTCGCCCTCAACCCATATGACACGCTCAGATGCCAAAATGTTCGGGATATTATACAGCGGCCTGACATCAGGAAACTTTGAATATGCAGAGCCATCAACAAACGGACGAAACTCTTTCTTTGGCTTGCCCTTCGTATTAAGCATGGGATTACCAGCAATGTCCTTGACGTTATACCGCCTGACAGAAACCAGTACCTCACCATCTGCATTCGTATAGATATACTCTGCATCATATGGACTATTGATATTGTATTGAGGCTTGATGGGATTTTCGACCGGGGCATTATCCCGAACAATTCTGGGACTATCATCGAGATACTGCGAGAACATCTCTTTAATCTCTGAAAGCTTTAAGCCACGAGATTCCATCAGTATCTTAACGATACCGCCGATTCCGACACCGCCATTGAAATCCTGACCACGCATAAAATGCGGAGATCTAGGATCAATATCAATCTTTAACGATTGCCCCTCATTACCGAGCAAAGACCCTATATAAAATGTGTTGCCATGTACGCGACCAGCAGGAAACGTATCTTGCAGCACTCTAATTTGTTCGCTTTTTGGAACTCTAGCAGAAATCTCTTCAACTAAATTATGAGATGAGCCACTAGATGTAGTATTGCCAAACCTCACTACACTCATTATATTGTACCCCATTAAGCATTGTTTTACCTTTTGGGGTGTCGTCTAGGTATCAACTAACGGCACCCCATCCTTTATTTATCCCAACAAGTGTTACGAAACTCACACCACTTACACATAAAGAAATCATCATTCTGTGCGATACGGGGCAACATGTCATTACCCCTAGTCGCTCTTATTATATTTACTGCCTTGTCGCTTGTCGATTGAGCAAGCTCCTGATTGAACGGAATTAGCTCAATATATATCTCACTTGTATTCTTGTTTAATACCGTGAAGCAACATGGATTGTCTGTCAAATCCATATAGGCTTGATACATAGCTACCTGTGCTGCGTATACTGGGTTAGCCTCTGCTACACCTTTACGAACAAATTCAGCAAACTTTCTATCGTTGGCAGACTTACATTCCCAAAGCATAGGATATTGAATCGGCAAAGGACCGCCGACTATCACGCCATCAATGTGACCCTTGATCTCTCCCTCGGCCACAGCGAATCCAAATTGTTCGCCTCCCTTTTCTGTACGCAAATCAAAACCAGCATCACGAAAATACATGATCATCAAATCTTCAATTGCATGACCTAATGAAAATGTTCGTAATGTTTTGGGAGGGAAGCCTTTGCCTTCATCAACTTGCTGTCCCATGTACCTGTACTGTATTTTTCTGGCGCACTCTTCGCCTAAAGAGGAAGCCCCAAGATATTTACGTCTTGGTTGCTTATTCTCCTTGTCCTTTATGCCTCGATCAATCTCTTGAATTATGTATTGTGATACATCAGAATGGGATGTCTTCTGGCTGAAGTCCGACTCTGCCGCCTCCATACTTGAAATATAATTCTGTAAGGTAGTCCCCAGCGAACTCATCTTCCAACCCTTCTATACTCTTTAATACAACAACCAAACCTATTGCGTCCTCTTGACTAAGATCACTAAACTTTTTGTCCCAGCCTATATTACCAAACGCTTGCCCTATCTTTTCTAATGCAGTGTCTCTCCTGACCAGTCCCACGCAGCCCTCTCCATTTCATCATCAAAACGAACTTTATATATCAAAAGACCTTCAAAAAATTCTACTTCGGCAAAACCGCTCAACAGAGAGGTGTCGTCATTATCCGCAACAATTGCATCAAAAGCACCCATAACCACATCTATAATCTCTTCTTTGTCTCTTGGATCCTTAAAATTAACAAAGCAGTTAACGTCAATCGTTGTGTGATCAACAAAATTTGCAGTGAGCCTTACCTCTCCCCTGTTCATGCGCTTTCTTTCTCAATTACGTTATAAACCATCTTGTCTATAGATCTTTTATTCCAAACGTAATTGAGCATACATGCCGCCTTATACTTAGTCCACCCAAAGTCAAATGCGCTTATCGCTATACCTTGACGATGTAACGCATTACGTTGCTTATCTGTAATGCGTTCGTTAAGCCAGCGCTTAGTTTTTTTAGAACTATTGCTATCTTCATTGACTCTCATAAAATCATCAGCAGCCGCCATCGCCTGACGCTTTGTGCCTACGCTAATGAGCCTAACATCACNCAAATTCTTTTTAACCAAAGCTATGGACAAACCATTAACATCAGCGACCATAGCAAAACAGTTAAATCCTGACGCTGACATACAAGCGCCATTGCCGAATAGATCAATCCAACGGAACGGAGAGCGATCTATAAGATCTACCTCTGTTAACTCAAAATGCTCTAACTCTTCAGCATCACCCATGCCTAGAGATGCAAACTCATGTCCACATATCGGACATTCTTTTACCGCAAGCGGAACTTCTGAATTACACTCAGGACATATTTTGACCGGACCTTGATCTGCATTAGCTTCACTGCCATCCAAATTGACTGGATCATCAAGCGATCCATGAGTCAGTATTGACGTACCAAAGTCTAACACCACGCAGTCTGTTTTAACTACACCAGGATATTCTTCTGGGTCTATAGTCCGCAGACCGCGTCCAACCATCTGAACCATAGTAGACTTGTACGAGCATGGGCGAGTCAGAATTATGCAGGATACAGGCGGCGCATCAAACCCCTCGGTCAACACTGCCACATTTACAACCACCTCAACATCACCATGAGCAAGCTCATGTAGTATCTCTTCACGTTCATCCTTAGGAGTATCGCCAGTCACCATCTCTGCATTGACACCAGCAATATGGAACTCTTCACATAAATCTGTTGCGTGTTTTATCGTGGAGCAGAACGCAATGGTCTTACGTCCAATACATCTGCGTTGCCACTCTTCAACCACCTTTACGTTAACAGCGCGGCGATTCATAATTCTTTCAACTGCTTCCATATCAAAATCAGCAATTGTTTTTCTGACCTCACGCAATTCATTTTGCACACCAACATCAATCACGAATGTTTTCGGGCGCACCAAGAATCCCTCATCAATCAATGTGGATATTTCAATCTGATGGCTGCAATTGTCAAATACGCCCCTCAGACCAGCCTTATCGCCTCGATTGGGGGTTGCGGTAAAGCCAACGATCTGAACCCCCTCATTGGCCTTTCTAGCGGCGTTAATGATACGTTGATATGTGTCTGCTACCGTGTGGTGCGCCTCATCAACTACGATCAGATCAACCTTGGGCATTTGCTCTAGGTTTTTCTCACGAGATAGAGTCTGCACCATCGCAAATACGGTATCCGCGCTCCAGTCTTTGTTAGCGGCGTTTACCTCACTTGTTGTGATGTTATCGTTCACACGATGAAATTTTGTGGAGTTTTGTGAAACAAGCTCGTCCCTGTGCTGTAGCACTAGAACCTGTTCGCCTTTTTTAAATCTCTTACCAACAAGAGCAGACAGCATAATAGTTTTGCCAGCGCCTGTTGGCGCTACAACTAATGTGTTGCCCTTATCGTCTAAGGCTTTGGAGGCGGCATCAACTGCCACCTCCTGATATTTGCGGAGTAACATGACTAAACAATCATGTACTTGTATTTAGAGTTTTGCTTGTCATAAGACTTTTTGACTTTGTAGCCAGCCTTACGCAACTCGCTCATCTCTTGATACAAAGTGCTGCGCTTCTTAGTAAGCACACTTTCCAACTCTGACAGCGTGTAAGATCTAGCCTGTAGCAGACCTCGCAAAGCGTCACAGTAATTTGGGATGGGGGGATTTGCGGCCCGAGTACCCCCCAAACTCGGACTAACGACCACATGGAGGGCTGCCGCTAGAATCTTTTTCAACCAGTTCATTGTGCGCTCCCTTGGTTATTTGCCCAAGGTGGCACGACACCTGCTGTCGCAGTTTGTTGTGGTGCCGCTTGCGTAGCCACAGGCTGTTGCATGGGTGGCGCACTAGCTGGCACTGACTGTGTTGGTGAACCAGCAATAAATCCATTCATGTCTGGTGTCAACACAACCTTAATTTTATTTTGATCTTTATAGCCATTGGTGCCTTTTTCAATCGCTACTTTAAAACAGAACTCCATGCCGTTAAGCTGGCTAACGCCTTGCAGATTACGTTTCTGTTGAGATGCCTCTGACTGATCTTTTGGATCAAGATTAAAAGCACTATCAATGATTGACTTCATAGTACGCAATCCAATCTCTTTTGCGATTGGCATACCTGTCTTTTCAGAGATCTTAGTGCCATCAACAAAGATACTCTGCCAGATTTTNCGCNTATCAAAGTTACCNCCAACGATAGTCAACTCCATAGGCAACCACTTTGAGTTAGTTTGTTGCGATACTCTGAAAAACGTACCAGCGCCAAATTCGGGCAACTCAGTCGTTCCACCCTCAAGTTTGATGATGGCACGAACAATAGTTCCATCAGGAATCAATTCAAACTCACGATTGTTATCGTCACTTGGGACGTTATTTAAATTAAGCATTGTTGTTATCTCCTTCTGCAATGCTGACCTCAGTAGGATTAGTAAAAGCCATTGGACGTTCAACCTGAGGAACACCACTAGACATCTTTTGCATTAGCTTACCTAAGTGCGGCTCTTCAATCATGTCCAAGCGCCCACTACGATCTTTAGCAGGGTATCCCCACTGATTCATTGTTTGACAAACAAAACCACGAAACTGCTGACCATCATCGCTGGTCAAGGTAGTCATCGTGATTACCTCATCAACAATTCCCGGCAACTCTCTGCCAGTCTTTGCACCTTCAATCTGTAGATCAAAGGTAGCCCTTCCATAGTCATCAACCTTCTCATCAAGGATGCCGACAAAGATTACGTTCTTGTCACGAATGTGCTGTAGCTGTGTGAGCCAACTCATCATCTCACGACCCTGCAAACCATATACGGCTCTGGTGTCTAGCTTGCCAGTGCGATCTGAACGACACTCTGGCTGGTTTTGCCCCCAAGAGAAACAAAGCCGACCCGCCACTGTAATACTGTCAATGAACAACGTGTCATACTTCTCCAATACAGGAGTTGGATCACCATAAATCTGACACACAGATTGATAATGTGTCATGCTATAAAACGCATCATCAGGCAGTGCTGGATTGCCACCACCTAAAAAGCATGCAAAGTCACGACACTCAGACCATGTCCGTGGACGAATAACATCCACAGGACAGCCCTCGATTGCAGCGTCTCCAGCCTCTAAATCCATAAACAGGGTCTTTGCCTGATCAAGTGTCCTGACAAGACTGGTCTTTCCAATACCACTCTTGCCAACGATCACCATCTTATGGCCTCGCTTTTCAGCGAGGCGCTCTTCGGCAGAAATAATTTTAAGCATTCTCAATCTCCTTAATGTCTACAGAAATGCTTTGCGGATACACAGTACGCGCTTCTGACAAAGCCGCCTTAATCTCTGGCGTGGCATTTTGAAACTTTGATTCAGATACAGAATACTTAATCGTTGCATAGTGACGAGCATCTTCGGGATTCATCTGGTTCAACAGAGTAGTCAGAAGTTCCTGATCCCATTCGACACGCTTACGGAAATCAACCGTAACCTTGTGGTCGCCAGACTCAATCGTAACTTGACCAAAATCTTTGCCCTTCTCAGCAAGCTTGATCCGCGCCTGATCTTCAACCATTTGTTGTAAGGAATTATTGATGACTTTTAGCTCTCGGCTGAGATCATCAATTTTATCTTTGACCTCTTGGCGGCGGTTGTGCAGCAAAGTAAGGTCATTCCAAAGAGGTGTGATTGTCATTTAAGACTCCCATGTTTCGTTAGTGTGTTAGTTAGTATTTATAGAATTAAGAACTTGAGAACATTTTGTCAATGCCTTTTTTTAGAAATAATTACATCAATGCCCAGTATCGCTTTCATCATCTTCTTTTTTAGCTTGAACTCTGCGGTTTCTACGCCTTTAGCGTCTTCAACAATTTCTTTCTCAAATCCGTTTTCATCAACTAATTTGTATCGAAAGTCTGCAATATAAGCACAAATTTTCTGATCATTTATCACAAGGTTATATCGCACTTGACGCTCCAAGTCTTTCACAACTCCAGCTCTCTGCATGGCTGACAGTTCTCCCCAGCGCTCTGCCTCCCATATGGAATCAAAGGTGTATCCCATGAATTTGGTCTTTCTTGCGCCAAATTTATTAGACTTGCGTTTATACCTATACATGATAAAATGTGGCTCTTTATGGTTATAATTAGGTGATTGTAATGACAGATACTGATAA